GTCACGCTGTTTACAATCTTTGGGACATTGATCCCAAGGCCGTTATAAGCGTCAGAAAAATCTGTTTCCCCAGACGCTGTTGGGGTCAAGGTTTCGGTTTCAGCAGAATACTCAGTAAGCACTGGGGTGGCGCCAGAGACGTCAACGGCGGCAACCTTGTAGATATACCCCGTTGATGCCGCAACTGTCGTGTCAGTAAACGATGGCACGGCTGTGTCTGGTGCAAGTGGGTTTTGTGCGGTGAGGATCGCCTCTCCGGTGCTTGCCTTTACCCAATTACTTCCAGCATCTCCACTTCGCAGAACAACGAATCCACCAAACGACGCGCTGCTAATGACGCTCTGTGGGTACTCCCATGAGATGTCAACCTTTTCAACACCAGCGTCACCAGAAGGCGAGGCAGGCGTGACAATTCCGCCTTCAGTTGGATAGCCTGGGTATGGGCTTGGCGGCGGTGAGAAGTACGCAGCGTCACCAGTGATCTCCTTGAGCCTTCGCTCAACAAGGTACATGGTGGATCGCTGGAACGACATGTCGCCACCCAGTTGCACCCGATAGAACACCTCCTGACCAATGAGGTATCCGACCTGTCGGCGGACAACAAGGGCTTCTGCAATTCCAAGCTCATTCCAGATGAATGGAATCACGTCCCCAACGTTCAGTGGTCCAGAGATGTGTTCAAACTCAAACGAGCGCAGGGAGATGCCTCGCTCTTTGAAGTACTGCTGCGCGGTGAGCATTGCGGTCGTTTCGTCTGTTGCATCAAGTTCAACGATTGAGGCTTCAATCCTCTTTCCGCCAGCAGACCAAACGCCCTGCACGAAGTCATAGGTGTTGCGGTATGCGGTGACCTGCCTTGCCCCGGTAAGCGGATCTTCTACTGTGTATGGAGCGTAGACATAGATTCTGTTTGACGCCTCGCCAGACTCCTCGGGGGCGCTTGGGTTCTCAAAGTCGCGAAGGTCAATGCTTCCGCTTGTCAGGTCGTTGTAGTAGGTCTCATCCTCTGCTACTCGATCACTAAAGCCAAAATCTCCCGTGAGCTTGATCGCCTGGATGTCTGTGTAGTAGACGCTGTGCGAGCTTGAGAATGAGTCGTGATGCAGCACTGGCGTCATCTGGGTTGCCGTTGCAGGAACCTCAATTAGACCGTAGTTTCGGCTCCACTCATTATTTGGGCTATCCACTTTGCATATATCGTATCCATGCGAGTTGCCGACTACCGTACCGCCAGAGTCATAGAACTTGACATGAAGATGTGCCCTGTTATAGTGCTCTGCTTTTTCTCGCCACGAGAAGAAATATCGTTCGCCAGCAGTGACTGCAATCCTGTTTGTGCTTGCAAGCTCTACGTCGTGATGGTCGTCGCCGACGTAGTAGGCGCTATTGCCGACGCCGTATGGGCCGGTGGCTCCAGTTGTGTCTATTGAGAACGACCCGACCGACCAACCAGAGGCTGCGGTGATTGCAATAGAGCCACCCGTGAGATTCAGCGCATTAGAAGTTGCTGCGGTAAACGTAAATGTCGTTGAGGAAGTGACAGTGATTGTGTAGGTGTTCCCATTTACGTCAGCCGCATTAGTGCCGGTGGCCCCAGAGACCGTGACCGAATACCCCGTGTAAAGACCGTGCGGGTAGGAGGTGGTTACCGTCTTCGTCGTTGACGCTGGGCTTGTAATCTTTGAGACACTAACAGTCTTGTTGGCATCAAAGAGACCATTGGTGATTAGGTCGCTCAGCGCCTTGCTCTTTACGTTTAGTGGGATCGTGAGGTTTCCGCCGCCATCAAGTGTTCCTGCGCCGAGGTAGAACACACCGTTTCCACGCTCCACCGCATACTGCAGGTTCCTTGCGAGGGTTCCGCCCTTCATTGGGGTTGGAGTGATTTCACCGGCGCAGGCCGCAGTTCCTGTCGCAGCACCAGAAGTGATCGTTCCACTGGTAATTGTCGTGTAGGTAAAGGTGTTGTCAGTTGGAACTGACGCAATAACAAATGACCCGTTCAGATCCGCGAAGCCAGTTGGTCCATTTGTCAGTGCGATGGTCACAACGCGATCTTGACCAAAGCCATGTGGTGCTGAAGTTGTAATGGTTGCTGTCGTGGCTGTGCGTGCCGCATTGCTAACCGCCCGAGTAATGTCTGGGTTGCGCGGGCTCCAGCGCCAGTCAGGATTCAGATCGGTAATATTTCCTGCAATGGTGGAAACGCGAGAGTCCAGCTGGGGCGCGTTTGCCGTAGTCATGAACCCCGGCACGCTGACCGCTCCAGTTACTGCAGCGCTGACGCTATCAGCAACATTGGAATACTGCTGGAATCTAAGCTTGTAGGTGCTTCCCTCTGACGTGATGCCAGTAATCTTGTGCACACCGTCGTAGGTATCGTCGCTAATGTTTACGACGATGGTGTCACCGATCTCAAGGTTTCGGCTATACGGGGCACCGACTGAGACTGAGCTGACGGTGATTGCCGCCAGGCCCGCAGTCCTTTCGGCAAAGCTCGGGGTAAACGTGTACGTGCCGCTAGTGATGGTCTGCTTGATGGTTGAGTTTGCAAGCGGCGTGAACTCAAGGGCAACCGCCTCATCAAGGAGCGCGGTATAGTCCACCGCGTCAATGGAACCAACGATGGCACCGCCATCTCGGTTCTCGGAAACCCGTGTGACGACTCCGCCCCAAAGGATGGTGTGCGGGCTCGTAGATACGTCGCGAATCTGGATCTCTGTCCTAGAAGGGATATCGAGATGGTAGAACTGATCGTCTAGGGCATTCTGGATCTGCGCGGCTTGTGTGGCTCCAGCATATGCAGCCCAGTTCGTGGTGCTGACGGGCATGATGCTGTAGATGTTTGCGCGCATTGTTGAGGCATTGCCCTGATCGTTCTGCTCCCACTCAAGTGAGTCAAACTCAACATGCTTGCTGAAGTCATAGAACGCTGTTTGGCTGGAGGCAGCGGGAAGCCGGGGCTGGATGTATACGCGAATTTCAGCCATTAGAGCCTCCCGCCCTCAGTCCTAAATTGGCTTGCCTGAACCCTTGAGATTTCCTGGGCAAGCTTCCTAATGTCATTATCGTTCCTAATTACAGGATTATTGACATTTATTGTAACATTGCTCCCACCATTACCTCCGCCGTTGCCGGCGAGCATTCCAAGCAGGCGGCTGGAGATACTGTTATTTAGGACGAGCCCACGGCTTTGCGGTAGGACAAGCTCTGGACCGCGCTCGCCGACAAGGCTTAGCCGGTTTTTTTCCATAATTCCGCCAGAGTGGAATCCTGGTATAACCATATCACCAGTTTCCTTGTCAAAATATCTTGGGAATAGTTTTGGATAGTGTGATGCAATTATGGCAAATTCATCTAAAATCTGATTGTATTTAGTCTGAAGTGGCGCAATTTCATTAATGGCTGCGAGGCCTTTAATTCCGGCCCTTACACCCTTAAGCTCATCACTCGCCACGCCCTTAGAAACCATAGTGCTTAGCATTGTGTTCAGCGTTGTTTCATAGTTTTTCTTCAGAGCTTTAACTTGATTTCCCGGGTCTGCTAGGGCTTCAACGGTAGCCGTTGCGCGAGCAACCAGCTGCATAAGGCGCAGAACTTCTTTATACTTTTTCATGATGTAACTAATTAAGACCTTAAACCCCTTGGTCTCAAGGTTTTTGATTAGATCCTCGGCAAAGGTAACATTCATATCAATGCCCTTCATGTTCGCGGCATCCATAACTGAGCGCATTGCAGAGTTCATTTCTGTGACCTTTGCGCCCATCATGTCAATAGTTATCCCAAAACGTTCCTCAAGCTTGCCCTGGAGTTCTTTAAGTTTGACTGCAATTTGGCTTTCTTTTTCTGCCCATGAAAGGTCTGGGTTCTCAAGAATCCATGCGATGTCTCGGTTGTAGTCCTCAAACATCCTAGTCATCTCATCAAGAATCAGCTCCTGACCCTTGCTGAACTCCTCAAGGCGCTCCTTGGTTGCCTCGGTTAGACGACCCCAATCTCGTGAGTTCGTTGCCTCATCAACAAGGTTTTCAAGGCCCTCAAAGCGAAGGTCGGAGATATCTTTCTCGTACTTCTGTTGCGCTTGGCGAAGTTGAATTGCGCGCTGCAGCGGGTCAATTGATTCATCATATTGCTGAAGCGTTGCAAGGCCGAGGTCATATTCAGCCTCAGCAAGTGCCTTGATTCGCTCCTGCTCTTTCCTTCGTTCCTTTTCAATCTTTAGGCGCTCATTAACCATCTTGAGGTTAACCTCGCCAGCGTTTAGTTCGTCCTCGGTTAGTGGAAGAATGGAATCAAGGATGTCCTTGTATTCATCAAATGACCTGCTAATTCCTTGCCTATTCTCAAAGGTTGTGAAGCTCATCTCCTGCTCAATCTCAAGCAGTTTTTCGTACTTAACCATTTCGCCTGAGTCTAGTGCGTATGGATTCTCAAAGTCAGGGTTAATAATGTCGTCAAGAACTTCCTCGGCAACCTTCTGAAGGATTTCAAGTGCATCAGCTACGCGCTGCTTTGCAATTGCCAGCAATCCATTATATTTCTTCAGGGCAGTATTTGCGGCATCCTGCTGGTTGATAAGAAGTTTTTGATAGTTAGTCAAATCCCTCATGCCGCTCTTGGCCTGCTCAATGACCCTTGGATAGCGAGACTCGCGCTCTGCTTGCCTAAAGTTGACCATGGAACGCTGGTTGAGGTCGTTTCTGATTAGTCCGTTTTGAACGGTTGATGACGCGTACTGTGAGTCCTTGTAGTAGCCAGAGCCATCAAGAACAGTCCCGCGCGTGTCGTAATAACGGCTCCTCACCCTATCCGCGTACCCAGGGTCGCCGGGCTTAAGCTCGCTGTTCCTTCTCTCGTCCTCTGCTTCGCCAGCTTTTCCAAGCAAAAATGCAATAAGGAGACCGATCGCAGCAATAATTGCAATAACGGCCAAAGCAACACCTGCGGTAGCCGCGGCAAGACCAACCCCTGCGGCAGCAACCGCGGCGACAGCACCCTGAAATGCAAGACCAATTAACGGAAGCGCAGCAATAAATGCACCAATCGCAACCAAAGCAGCTTTCAATGCGGCGATAAGTGTGGGCAGGACCATTGAGAGCACTGCAAAAGCCATTGTAATATCAAAAATTCCCTGCAGGGAGGCAGCCGCCTCAGGGCTAATTGCACCAGACTGAGCGGCGCCCTGAGTGGCCATGGTTCCAACCATTCCGACTGCCAGCGCCGCACCGGATAGCTTTTGCAGTCTAGACATACTTGCTGAGGCCGCTATTGCCGCGACATTAAATGCGCGCATCTGAACTGTTGCCCTAAAGAGGGCGCCTGTAAGAAGGGAGATTCCCCCTATTACCAACTTGCTTGCAAGGCTTACGCCAAGAAGGAATCCGATTACCCTAAGAACTGGCTCCATCTTGCTTAAGACGCTTAAAACTGTTCCAAGGACTTGTGCTACGGCAGAAATTGTTGGAGCTAGTGCCCTAAACGCTGCAGAAAGGCCAGCGATAATCCCTTGGCTAATGGTCAAGAGAACACTCATAAGCACCGGCAGGAATTCATCTCTAAAGATGCCAATCATTGGCTCAATGCTGGCAGCCATTTGTCTAAATGCCTGCCCAATGCCAAATAGGTTTTCGTTCACTGCCATTTTCAGCGCACCGAGGAGCGTTATGAGGAGCCCAATGCTAACCATGAATGGGTTCGCTGAAGCAAACTTGAATGCAACGCCAATTAGGGCGGCTGTTGCTACGATTGTTCTTGCAAAATCATTTTCAAGAAGTTTGATTATTTCTCTTACCCCGATGGCAAATGCGCCAAAGGTTCCCCCAACACCTCCGACGCTTGATCCGATGCTTGACATTGCATTAGCGAAGTCTTTGCCGATCCTTTTTCCAATGCTCATCAAAAGTGCGCCCATTGGCTTCAATTGCACAAGAATCTTTTCAACAACATCACTGAAAGCCAGCGCAGATGCGCGAACGCTTGGGTCTTGTAGGAAAAGGCTGAACTCGTAGGTTATATCCCTAATTGCGTTGTAGAGCGGCCTAAAAGAATCTGCCACAAGGCTCTGAGACATGTCGGCAACCGTGCTGAATGCTCCGGCAAATGTCTTGGATTGTGCCATCATTCCGCCGCCGAAGTCGCGCTCAAGGCCAGAAAGGATTGCTCGAGACGCTACCTCTCCAGAGATTTTTCCGCTAGTTGTAAGCCGGCGTACGGTCTCAATTGCGTTTGATTGCAGTTGACGATAAAGATTTTCTTGACCCTTGATAACCTTGTCTTGAGTACCCTTGCCGTCAGTTGTAATTTCTTTCATGAGTGCTTCGGCGATATACTTGTATCCACCGATACCCGCGTTTGCCAGCTGCATCATGTCGTTTTGGTAGACGCGACCAGCTTGCTTCATCTGACCGAGAGCGTAGGTAATTCTTCGGAAGGCGTCTGCCCCGCCGCCAAGGGCAGCAACGGCGTTACCTACGGCAACGATACCGCCAGAGAACTGATCTACTGATTCAGAATTTTCGTAAAGGATCTCCTGCATGTCAAACCCGAACGCTCGCATTCGGAGTGTTGACTCTTGGATTTCCGCGAACCTAAATGGCGTAACGTTTGCAAATTGGCGAATGGTTTCAATGACGCCCTCGGCTGCCTCCTTTGCGTTGTCATAACCCATTGCCATGAAGTCAATGCCGACTGCATTTTCTCCAACCAGCTCATTTGTTGCCTCTGCCTGCTTTCTTTGGTTGTCAAATAGAGTGGTAAACCCAACCGTTGCCTGCTCCAGCATTGAGTTAAACTGAACTACACCACCCTGAAGATGTCCAAATACTTGCTGCAGTTGTGAGGCGACGGCATGAATTGCCTGATACCCGAAGGCCATGCCAAGAACGTTTTTAATTTGACCAGTAATTGCGTCGCCTTCGCTCCTTACCTGGGAGATTGACCGTGCTGCTGCAGCGGCGGACTTGTCAATCTGACCATATGCGGACGACAACTGCTGCGGGGCCTTAGGGCTACCGGGACCACCAGAACCACCAGATCCGGCAGCATACTGAGACTTCGGGAATACGCTTGCCTCATTGCGGCGCTCCATTCTGTGGAGTTGCGCATACTCCTTGGCAAATCCGCCCCTCATCTCCCGCATCATGCGAGTTGCAATTAGTTCTGGGGTTTGCGCCTTAGTCGGTCCCCGCCCCCCAGCTGGCCTAGCTGACTTTGCTAGCGCATTAAGCGCAGAGGATGCATTTTTTGCTGCCGACGCAAGACCCTCAAGCCCTGATGACACGCCACGGACGTTGGCGCTAGGGGCAGATGGTGTAACTTGTTTAGAGGCGGCTGCTTCGGCGGCTTTTCTCGCTTGCGCATCCTTGATTGAACGATACTCCGCCTCGTATGGTGCAAGCCGTTTTGCCTGGGCAGCAAGCTCAGCTTCGTTAAAGCGACCACCTGCCCTAATGCGCCGAGGTGTTAAATCCTTGCTGGTTGCGTCAGAAACCGATGTTGCTGCCCGCTTTGCGACCGCGATCCGTTCCCGTGCACCGGCCATCGCGACCTGTGTTTTCTGCGCTTCAGTTGCCTTGTCGGTGGCAACTGCTTTTCTTGCGGCCTCCTCACGTAGGCGCTGTTCTCGATTGAAGTTGGTCGTGAGAAGCGAACGCTCGGCGGAAAGCGACTCTGCTTTTCCAGAATATTCTGAGCTGGCGGAGATTGCTCTTGATCTGGCTTTGGCAAGATTCTCAATAAGACCACGGAACCCGTCAGCATTTTTTCCCGCAGCACGCAAGGACTTATCGTCAAGGCCGACGCTTTTTAGGATGTCTTGAGATAGACCAGTCTTTTTGACTGCCTCGCCAATTGCTGAGATGGCTGGGCTTAAAGCCTTTGCTTGATCCTTAGCATTACCAAGACCCTTGGCAGCTCCATATGAGGACTTGATAAGGTCCTGCATCTGAATTGGGATGTTTGCAAGACCGCGCATCTGCGATGCTTGGCGCTCTAGTCCACCGATCTGCTTGGTGAGGGCGGCAATGCGCTGGGCAGCGCTGTCACCGCCCTCAACCTGCAAGCCAATCTTTAGGTCAAATTTGGCCTGATCGTCAGCCATTCTTCAGCAACTCCGCCTTCGCTTCTGGTGCCCCAAACTGGGCCACCATTTGATCCATTGATTTCGTAGAGCCCATTCTTTGACCGGTTGCTCCAGACGAAGGCGACTTACTCTGGCGCTTCATCTCTGCGTCCCTCTTCTCTGCGTATGAGGCAAAGTCCGAGAGCTGGGGAAGCGTCAGTTGGAGAAATTGTTCTGGTGTGAAGCCGAATGCATCAGAATATGATGCAGAAAGTTCACCCCAGTTTATACTTCCCCAGTCGCCTCCTCTTTTCCCGACGAGACTTCGTCGGTTCCAAGCAAACCGCTTGCCTTTAGGACTTTTTGAACCTCTTCTTGCATGGTTTGGATGTTAAATCGTTCTCCAACCTGCTCAATAGAGATGCCAACTTCGCCCTTGCGAATAACAAGCCAAAGAATTTTTCTGATTACAGTGAATCGGCTGAGGTCCACTTTGTCCAGCGGTCCAAACTCCTCTTCAAGCTCAGCAAGGTCATTGAGGTTTAGGGCTTTGCCGCCCTTGAGCTCTACCAGATTTCCCATAACTCTCCCACTGCAGCCCGTGGCTGCTATTTACATCTATGCCCGACCAGACGACACATGTCGTGCTTTGGTGGGGGCGGGTACATTATACCCATATCTTTCCCCATTGTGAAGACTGGGGGATCTATGTGGGGCCGAGAGCCGAAGCCCCCGACCCCACAGATTAAAGCGCTAAGGCTTTAATTACGCCTCAATGAGGACGATGGTCGGCTCAGCCGTGCCACCAGTCGTCACGAGAAGCGACGTGTCCACAACCGCCATGAAGTCAACATCCTGAACGATGATGTCTTCTCGGGTGAACGGAATGTTCAGGCTCATCGTGTACGCCTTTGGCAAGTGGATCTTGACCGTCTTGGACGAGTCATCGGTCCGCTGGTGCGTAAAGCGCACGTAGAGTGGGCGTGGGAGACCGGCTCCTGCCGTGGTCGCCTGCCCCGAGCCGCCGTCAACGTCTGGATCAAACACGAACGAGCTTGGCTCGGCAGTGCTGATGAACGAAGCGGTTCCGTTGCTATTGAAGAAGTTCTTGAGCGAGTTTACGTTAAGCTCAACTTGACGCGCACGCGCCTCAACCTTACCACCGAAGTGTGCCTTCATGATAGGGAAGTTGTACTGACCGTAGAATTCGCGCTCCTGATAATTGATGTCAAACTCGACATCGCCGGCGATCTGTCCGATGGAGAATACCGCGGTGTATCCGCCCGACGCAGAAGTAAAGTACGCTGAGGTACCCTTCGCGCGGCCGCTCACCCAGTAAGCCACCTCTAGTACGCCTGATCCAAGCGTAAGCATTATTGTGCTCCTTGCGTTAAGATTTTATTAGGTTATATCGGATGATTCTCCGATATTCCTGTGCCTGATCGTCATACCCATCTGCCTCGTAAACCTTTTGACAGAGGTGCACTACGACCCCATTTGGACCCGAAAGCCGCTTTCGGTTAATCAACGTGTCCACCCTTGCCGAAATCGTATTAAGTTCAGTAGTACTGGTCCCACTGGAGATGAGAACGTCTACTGTTGGACGATCTATCGGAAGGCCAACATCCGCCGAGCCGCTAAGCACAGCTATCCGAATCGCCGGCAGATTACTCGAGCCGACATGGTAAATGGGGTACACCTTCTTATCCGTGTTTGAACCGGAGAGCAACGTCTGGAGCGTGGCATCCCCGCCCAACGCGGTAAAGAACGATTCGTACACACCAACCATGTCCATACTCTACGCGTATTTGTTAAGGGAGCCAATAGACCCGCGATCTACGCAGAAGCTCGTCATATAGACATTTTTCTTTGTTACGGTAACAATGCTGAACATGGCAGCAGCCAAAATTCCAGCCGATCTGCACGCCTCCCAAGAGGAGGCTGTCGCGCTTTCCTATTGGAGGGGTCACATGGACGCCAAAATGGACGACTTGACACGAAGGGTTAGCAGCATTGAGGGTAAGATTAATACCATCCACGAGGACGTCCAAAAGATCGTGCTAAGCCTTGAGAAAAGGGACGCTGCGGACGGGCAGGTCAAGGGCATCCTTCGCTGGATAGCGCCAGACTCTGCGGCGGCTATTGCCATTATCGTGGCGGCTATTGCTATTGCCCTGAGGTTCGTTCCCTAATCCACATTTCCACACTATCATTGTGGACACACAGCTGTTCTGTGTTGTATACTGCTATCCGTTGGGGCAACTAGCGCCTACCCCGTAGCCGGGCTAGGTCAGGGAGGTTAAATGACAAGCAGGGCAACCGCTCTTGCTGAACTGCAAAAGATGCAGTCGTTTAAACCGCGCGGGGCAAAGTGCACCGCGGGTCTTGTTTCAAGAATCCTTGGTGGCAAGGATCGGGAGGCGCTCATTGAGGCGCTTGGAGATCAAACCATTGACGCCAACACGATCAGCGTATGGCTTGATCGCAAGGGTCACAAGGTGAGGCGACACACTGTTGCCCGCCACCGACGAGGGGAGTGTGCCTGCAATGAGTGATCTAGATGAATTGAAAGCAATACAGTCAGAACGATCAGATGCAAAACGACCGAAAAGACAGCACCCAGAGGGCTGGGAGCCGGGAATCACATGGAACGGAAATGAGGGAACCGTTACGACAAGTGGTGGCCCGCTTGATCAGGCGGCGGATTGGTCAGCAGTACTTAAGGTGTGGGGTCTTGATCCCGACCACTTTGAAGTTGTTGAGCCAATCCTTTTTAATGTTTGGGGTAACCCAGAGGGCGTTCCAAATCGCCAATGGAAGGGCAAGGTCGTTCGCAAAAGCGTAGAGCGCGGCGTTGAACTTAATGATCTTATTGATGAAATAAAAAAGCATAAGCCCGGAAAAGTCACAACATTTGATGGCGACACGGCACTTGTCGTGGGAATCTCAGACCTGCAGATGGGCAAAGGTGAAGGGGGCGGCTCCGAGGGCATCGTCTCTAGATTCCTAGCCGGAATTAATGAGGTTGAGAATCGCTGGAAGGAGCTCGTGAAGACGGGCAGGAAGCTTGACAGGCTTGTGGTGCTTGGGCTTGGGGACCTCATTGAGTCCTGCGACGGCCACTACGCCATGCAGACCTTCCAGAACGATCTTGATCGGCGAGAGCAGGTTAAGGTCGTGCGACGACTTCTTGTCAAGGCACTAACCTCGTGGGCGAAGATTGCCCCGAGGGTTGTAGTCGCTTCGGTTCCGGGGAACCACGGAGAGAACCGACGCAATGGAAAGGCATACACAACATTCAGCGACAACGATGACGTTGCTGTGTTTGAGCAGGTTGCAGAGATCCTTGCTGCCAACCCAGATGTGTATGGGAATGTGACATTCATGTTCCCGCAGGACGAACTCACGCTAACGATGGATGTTCACGGGACAATCCTTGGGCTCGCCCACGGGCATCAAGCCCGACGGGGAGGCGCGGTATCAGCCGCAAAGATCAAGGCGTGGTGGAAGGATCAGGCGTATGGGATGCAGAGGGTTGCAGACGCAACCATTCTGGTGACAGGTCACTACCATCACCTCTCGGTCCTTACCGAGGGAATCAGGACGCACATTCAGGCACCATCTCTTGATGGTGGCTCTCAGTGGTTTACTGAGACGGCTGGCGTGAAGTCTGCGCCTGGGCTTTTGACTTTTACAATAAGTAAGATTGGCTGGGACGACCTTCGGGTCTTACCCTGCCTTAGCGAGAACGCTTAACGCTGTTCGCAACATGCTTCTGGAGGGCCTTGCCGTACATCGCGGCGAGGTCCTCCCCAAGCAGCTTTAGTGTTTTTTGCATCGTAAACCACTGGACCCCCTCCTCAAAGAATCCATAGAGGCTTTCTGGGTATTGGAAATACGGCTTTCCCGAGTATGGGTCAATTGGGTTTCCGCCATATTGAACGCGTATGCTTCCGTCTTTCGCGACTTCCTGCTGGTAGATGCTGTGCGGCGCATCAGGGGTCACGAGTGATTTTTGAAGTCTCCCAGTCTTTACCGGAGTGCCAAGACCAACCCCAAACTTTGAATTCCCACTCTTCCCGCGAGGTCTGGTTTTCCTGAAAATTTCAGCAAGGCTTGTGCCGTACTTCCTGTGATAAATAGCAGATCTGATCATTGAAAACCCTTGGGCCTGAACCTTCACAAGCGCCGCCCTAGACTGCTTATTGCTAACAGCCTTGGCAAGCGCACGAAGCGCGCTCATCGCTTCGTTGATTCCAGAAAGACCAGAGCGGCTTCCCCTGCCGATTGTCCTGTAGGCCATTAACGCTCAGCTCGTTTCGCCTTTACAATCAGGTGATGCTTCAGGCTTTCCTGCTCAATCCCTATAACTTCAAATTCATAGCCGTCAGCAACGAGCCGGTCGGTCATTGAGGGTCGGTCGGCACCAGTAAGGAATGGCAGCCAGAACCTGTAAACCTGAAACTCAACAGGACCAGTCTGGACGTTTAGCTCTGTCCCCTGCTGTTGCTGGTAATGACCCTTTTTAGTCCAAATGGTCGTGACGCTCACCGTTGGGGTGCCGTCTGCGGCGTGACCAGTCTGACCCTCTCTTTTTAGCGTGATGTTTGTAACGAATCCTGGCAGCGCCATTAGCGCACCGAGATAAACCGATAAGGATCAAGAATGGTGCAGGCTGCTGATGGCACCTGCAGGACACTTGCGCCGCTGGCTGGTTTATCTGAATACATTTCCATCTCCCCAACGCGAAGCCTGGAAAGACCGTTCAGCCCCTGCTTTGCGAGACTATCTCGAGCAATGAGGTCAACTGCGGTGAGGGCAACGGCATCCTTGATGTCGGTTGGCGTGTATTGGTGACCGTGGGTATATGTGATCTCGGCCACAGGCTCAATGAGCCCAAGGGCGACAATCGCTGGGAACAGCGAATACGTCACATTTGCCAGGCTTGTAATCTCAACATAGCCACGGTCTGGATTGATGTAAATATCATTGACGGTAAATGCCGCGTTCTGCTGGTTGCTAACGTAGACCCTAAAGGCGGCAACGGAGACAATCGGCTTTTCTCGCGGATATACTCGGCGACTTTTCTGGTTCCAAACGTGTCGCTCGGTTGTTTGTCGGTATTGGAAGGAATAGCCGACGTATGCGTCAACAAGCCGAGAGGCTGTTCCGATGAATGAGTCCAGCGCCGCATCAGATAGGTCGGTCCCAGCGCCGTCCGTGAGGTCTCCGAGCTCGTAGTCGCGGAACTCCTCCGCCGTGAGGTACCCAAGCGTCTTGCCCCTGACAGTGGAGTAGGACCCAGCGGCACTCGTGCTGCTATTGATTAGGCGGTAGGTGTGGAAATAGCCCTCTGCAGCGCCTTCGTCGTCATACTGGTACTTACTTACTGTCGGCACAAGCGTAACGACCTGACCAAGGCTTGACCACGTGCCAGTCCTTGAGTCGGCGTCCGCCTTGGTGCTTGCCCTACCGATCTCAATCTTGTTATAAGATGCGATCTGGGTGGCGATGTCTGGTACTGGAATTGTGACTCGGATCATGTGCTGATTGTCCTCCTAACGGTCTTTTTAGTCTACCCCTATTTGATCTACGGCTGTGATACAATCCCACCCAAGGAGGACCCATGGGAAAGAAAGCACGAGAGAACAGGGAGCGCCAAATCGCCGAGCAGAAGGCTGAGGGCGGGCAGGACTTGCCTAAAGTCTACGTGTCAACCCCATCCCTTGACGGCAATATGTCGTGGGGCTATACAAAGAGCGTCCTTGACATTCAGCGAGCATGCTCTAAGTTTGGTCTAAAGTTTGCCTGGAGAGTTGTTTGGGGAAACTCAATCCTCCCCCTAGCAAGAAACAAGATTGTCTCTCAGTTTATGTCTAGCGGATACGACTTCCTTGTCATGATTGACGGTGATATTGAGGTTGACGCGAAGGACATCCTTGGCGCCGTGCTTAGTGGCAAACAGTTTGTCGGCATCCCCTGCTCTAAGCGCGCAATGGACTTCGGTCGGCTAAGGGACTTCACCATTGCTGCTGGCAAAGACGTTCCGCCAGAGTACCTGTCATCTTATTTCTGTGCTCCAAACTTTATTGTTGGAGAGGACTCAACTGAGAATCTTGACGAAATTGCCAAGGATCTCAACCTTGTTCGGGCTGAAAAGATTGGCACCGGCTGCGTTGTGATCCATCGTTCTGTTTTTGAGAAGTTCCAAGAGAGCTTCCCAGGTCGGGTGTATCTTGAGCCAGATGGGGTCGGCGAAGAGGCTAAGGCGAAAGCGCCAATTCAGACATTTGAATACTTCAGATACGCCCTAGACGATGAGGGGTTCTTTATCGGGGAGGACTTCATGTTCTGCAACGACTGGAGATCCATTGGGGGAGAGATCTGGCTTAAGGTTGATGCCATTACTCGTCACTACGGTACGACCCACTTCACTTGGGACGCAGCGGCCTTGCAGCCAGTTTCTAGGGCGATACCCGACGGCGGCGACTAGTCCTCTTACACCCCAGGTTGTAGGCTTCGCTAAGGTTCCTTCTGTGAACCATTGCAATACCCTCTTTGAAGTTGTAAATGCTGCCGTCTGAGAATACGACGTTCCCCTCAAGCGGACCACGGACTTCCACCCTGTAAAAGGGGTCGTAATTGTCCGCAGCTCTCTGGGCAATCTTTTTTGCCAGATCGTAACCGTTGTCACCACTCATCTTCTTATGGTAACAGAAAGGGGACCGGGCTTTCGCCCGATCCCCTTCCAGACCAATCGTCAGTTGACGATTAGACGGTTACGCGAACCTTTGCGTTGAACTGCGGAGCCTTGTTCGCAAGACCGAACATCACATACATGATGTAGAGCTTGGAAAGAGCACCGTTCACGCCCACTGGAATCTCCAGCGTCGTGATGCTGTCCGCGCCGAGGTACGGCATTGACCAGGTGTCCTCGTCAATGATGTACATATCGCGATAGTTCGCCGTCGTTGGCGAAGTGACCGTGTACGAGCCGATAGCATCGCCCGCGACCGCAAGGATCGGGAGTGCGCCAGCAGCCGTAACAACCTGACCAAACGTCGCGCCCGCAACCTCATCGGATGCTGGTGCGTTGTATCGGACAAGGCTCGTCAGCTCGTTTACAAGGCCAGCGTAGTCCGTTGGCGAGCAAACGATTGCTGATGGGTTACCACCATTGTCGAGAACTGAGGCAACAGCGCTGTTAATCGTGGCGAGATAGGCAGCAGTGCCCTTCGTCGCGATAATGCCCTGTCCAGCAGCCGAACCCAAGAGCTTGCGGAGACCGTCAAACCCGTTCGCGTCATACGCGCCGAGCTCAGTGGTCGCGCCTGCACCCGAGGTGACCGTGGCGTTGCCCTGGAAAACCTGCTTCTGAAGCTTGTGTGCGATGGCGGTTACGCCACCAGCAAGCTCAGCCGAGAGGCCGTTGAACGGCGACCCGCCACCAGTGAGAGCGAACTGCTGCTTAAGCGTGATACCACGGCGGGTAGCAAGCACGGCAACGTTCGTCGTCTGGCGAGCGTAGGTGTTGTTGTCGTCCGTCACGGTGCCAGTCTCCGTCTGGAAGACTGCGTCGCCGTAGGCGGTCTGCTGATTGAACGCGTGCACAAGGCCGTTTGCAGGCTCCTTGCGCAGTCGGTCAAACATTGGGAAGCGCTTTACAAACAGCGAATAAAGGATTGGCTCAAGGTCCTGTCGGATAAGAGCCGCGCCGCCGCTGCTGTCCAGAAGCTTAGAAATGTTTGGGTTCGCGGTTGCAAGTCGGTTAAGGATATCAGCCGAAGCCTGCTTCCCCGTCTCGCGACCAGCCTGAATGTCAAGTGCCTCGCCGAGCTCAGCGGTGCTCATCTTGCCGAACTTCTTGCGAAGTTCGCGCTGGACGGCATACGCCTCTGCGACGTCGAGATTGTCCTCAGCACCCGAGGTGCGTGAGACAATTGCGGTGTCGTTCAGGGATTCAAGTCCCTTGTGAACGTCCTGCAGCTTCTCGCGAAGTGTGTCGCTCATAATTTTTTACTCCTGTGCGTCAAGAAGACGCGCGATGAATGGGTCCAGCCACGGGGCCTTCTCTCCATTCGTGGACTTCGTATTTTCTACAGTTGCGTGCTTTCGGCCCATTGGGACATTGATCAAACGACCAACGAGATCCAGAGCCTTGGCAAGTTCTCCCTCGACCTTGGCCTTGTCCGCAGCCAGTTCGGTTATCACGGACTTAACCGCAAAAACCTCCTGCTGCGCAGCAATGGCTGCATCGAGCGCCGACTTGGCGATGGCAGCGACTTCCTCCAGAGAAGTAGCGGCAGCATCTTCGGCAACCACATCCGGGGCGGCTTCAACAGCGACCTCGGCAGGGGCTTCCTGAACGACCTCAAGGGTCACTTCAGTATCGGAAATTGGAGCCTCTTCCACCACTGGCTCGCCGTCCTTCTGGACGCCAAGACCAGCAAGAACCGCATCGCGGTCCTCATCGGTGAGGTCGGCAAGAATCCCGTTGATGCCGACAAGGACCTGATCACTTACGCCACTCTTGTAGCGTGAGCTCTTGTCCGAATCAGCCTCTGGCGCCTTGGGCGCATCATCAGGCTTCGGTGCAGGCGCTGGCTCAGGAGCCGGCGCTGGTGCTGGTGTAGGTGCTGGGGCGGGGGTTGGCTCAACAGCCTTCTCCACGATCTCCTCTGCAACTTCGTTATTGCACTCGCAGCCACCCTCTGGGCAGTCGCAAGGCTCTGCGGAAGCCTTGATCGCCTCTGGGGCGGCTTCCTCTTCCGTCTCTTCCGCGACAGCGGCTGGAGCGGCAACATCGGCTGGCTTATCGCCTTCCGTGCTAACAGTTACGGTCACGCGGGTCTTCTTTTCCGCGTCAATGACCTCATCGGCAGTGGCGGTCTCAACGACCTCCCCGGCGACGAGATCCTTCTCGGTCTCGGACATTTCTGTCTCCTCGTCTTCCTCCGCCTCTACAGGCGGATTACTTCGGGTGAGCGCGCTGAACTG